AATATTAAACGGATGGCCGCATATGAGCCCACGTGTACGACTAGATTTGAAAGGAGCCTATTACTTTTTAAAATTACCATAATGCCATTTGGAGACACTATATATTGTCTCCAATACAATGGAGACTTCAGCTGAAAAGCAATTGGAGACATTCTCTCTCTATAAATGGCTCCTCCACGTCGCTTCAAAATTCAAGCCAAAAATTATTTCCTCACATATCCAAAATGTCCCCTCTCTAAAGAAGAAGCTCTCGCCCAAATTCGTGCAATTGAAACACAGACGAATAAAAAATTCATTGAAATTGCCAGAGAGCTTCACGAAGATGGGCAACCTCACCTCCATATTCTCATTCAATTCGAAGGCAAACTCACATGCACGAATAACAGATTCTTCGATCTTAAGGCCACAGGCAGGGGATCACATTACCATCCGAACATTCAGGGAGTTAAATCAAGCTCGGACGTTAAATCATACATCGAGAAGGACGGCGATACACTCAAATGGGGAGAATTCCAGGTAGATGGACGAAGTGCCAGAGGCGGTTGCCAAAATGCAAACGATGCATGTGCAGATGCATTAAATGCAAATACAGCAGATGCGGCACTCGCAATAATCAGAGAAAAACTGCCGAAGGATTACATATTCCAATATCATAATCTGAAAGCAAATCTCGAGAGGATATTCCAAGTTCCACCTCCTCCTTACGTGAGTCCATATGCTAATGCAACTTACAGCAACGTGCCTGAAGAGATAACACAATGGGTTCACGAAAATATCAAGGATTCCGCTGCGCGGCCATGGAGACCAATATCAGCAGTCATAGAGGGAGATAGTCGTACCGGCAAGACTATTTGGGCGCGGAGTCTGGGTCCACATAATTACCTGTGTGGACACCTCGACTTATCCCCAAAGGTATTTTCAAATTCAGCATGGTACAACATTATTGATGATGTTGACCCCCACTACCTAAAGCACTTTAAAGAGTTGATGGGCGCCCAAAGGGATTGGCAAAGCAACACAAAATACGGGAAACCAATTCAAATTAAAGGTGGCATTCCCACTATCTTCCTCTGCAATCCAGGTCATAATTCTTCTTATAAATCATATTTGAATGAGGAGAAGAATGCACAGCTAAAGGCCTGGGCTGAAAAGAATGCCAAGTTCTTCACCCTCGAGAGTCCCTTATATTCCACCACCACAAGTTCCAATCAAGGTACAACACAAGATAGCCAAGCAGACGAAGCGAACGACAATCAGGAGGAAGAGAATAGATCTCCGGTGCGGTTGCAGCTACTATCTGAGCATTGACTGCCATAATCATGGATTCTCGCACAGGGGAGAATATCACTGCAGCTCAGTCAATGAATGGCGTCTATATCTCCGACGTACCGAATCCCCTATATTTCAAAATTTTATACCACCACAGCAGACCATTCCGGACGGGACACGACATAGTAGTGGTCCAAGTCAGATTCAACCACAACCTCAAGAAGGCGTTGGGGATTCTGAAGTGTTTTCTGAACTTCAAGATCTTCACTCGTTTACAACCTCAGACATCGCATTTCTTAAGAGTATTTAAATATCAGTTTATTAAATATGTAAACCAGTTGGGTGCTATTAGCTTAAATATTTGTATTAGAGCTGCAGAACATGTACTGTATAATGTATTGGAAGGCACAATTGAAGTGCAAGAAGATCATGATATAAAATTCAAATTTTATTAATTCGATACACTGTCATAGAAATAAATACGACATTTAAGAGTCGCATATACAGGATTTGAAGCATGAGTACAAGCCATATACAATAATAACGCATTCTCCTGATGATTCTTATATTCAGCAGCCTCTTGATTGTTGTACACCACAGGATGATATATCTTCCGAAACCTCCGTACCATAGCCTGCTCTTTAGAACCATATTCACCACCAGTAACCCAAGCATAAAATTTATGAAGTACCTGAAACCTATCCCTATGATCCATCTTAACTGTCGCCGTAGCAGGCTCATTATCAAACATATTAAATACAGAACCAAATTCATAAGGTTTGTCAGACGGTCGTCGATCACGAACAAGATAGAACATGACGATGTTCGTATGATTCTTCTTCTTAATATTCTCATCCATCCAAATCTTGCCCAGAATGTAAATTGACTTAATAGTAAATCTCTTACCAACACGGTGAGTCAAACCAGTACCACGTGTAACATCAGAACAACACAAAACAGTTCCAGTATGCTTGACATCATGACGGGCCTCATACGACTGGACCTTACACGGACCTTCACAACCCTTTGGAACATCCGGGCTTCTGTACATCCGGTATATCTTGGGCTTTCTGTACATAGGACGAGAGGCCCATATTCGTTTTCTGGAAATACGGACAGTGTTGGCAGGTACACGGGCGGAATACGGGCTGTCGAAATTCAGACGACGACGAACCTTGGAAACGGGTGTGGAAATTACTATATCTCCAGGACGCTTCATTATAAGACGAAGCACGCAAACAACGTATGAGATCGCGTATGAGCTCACGACCTAGGGTATCAGGTTCATACGTAGACTCCACCAACAGAAGATATTTCACGGCTAGCATACACCGAAAACCATGGACGGTCTCCGGGAACTCATTCTCCAAGGGGTCCCACATCGTTCCTAAATACGAAGACATCGTACTTCACTAATAAAATACATATACAATAACAAACAACGTAAAACACGCATATAGAGCGCCACGTGTTCGATGTGGGAGACACGCGCGAGAAGGGGGCGTCGATGCGGGCGGGGCGGGCGGCCATCCGGT